CCATCATTTCTTCGTCAACGTCTTCGTAATCGTCTTCGTAATCTTCGCCATCAATTCCAACCATCGCCTGATGGCACAGCAGCAGGAAGTTAACCAATTGATCGTCGGACAGATCAAGGCCGTCTGCATTGTGTGGGAAGCCCATTTTCTGCAAGAATAGGGTTGCATTGTCTTCCATGTTTTCGACTTCTACCTGTGCCATGTCGGCCTCCTTTATGGTCGTAGTTGTGGGCGCGTCTGTCCCATTGTGCCTAGATTTGCTGGGCGTGGTTTTGGGCGTAGCGATGTTGCTGGTGCAGTAGGTCTCCGCGCAATGTCCAATCCATCGATATTCTCATAAATAGTGTCGGGAGATATTTCGCCCTTGCGCTGCATTTCAGCCATTTGACGTGGTGGCATACTCATCATTCCATCATCAACTTGGTATGACCGCTCATTCATCATTTCGCCTTCAGACCGTGCGCTATAAGACCGTTGCACTTGCATCAGAACTTCCTGCATTGCTGCGCGTTGATCGTCAGGCAAAAGCTGTAGGGTTTCTGGCGGAATGCCCTGCTCATCAGCAACTCTAAACTGTTCCCTCGCCTGATCAACCATTGCAGTAATGCCATTTACGGTGTCTTCTTCCAGCAATCCAGTGGCTTGTATGGCCTGTGCGTACTGTTGAATTAGTTCAAGGTCGGGGTTCATGTCGGTCTCCTATTGATTTTGCATATTTAAAGCTGACGCTGGGATTCTGGACAGCACTTCTCCACTAGGGCCAATAACTAGAAAATCTCCAGTGACGGGTTCAAAAACATAATTAGGTTCCGCTGTTTCTGTTTGTGTTCCTCTAGCTTTTGGGCTTTCATCCATATATCGCGTCACTGGCCCAATTGATGACCCAACAGACACGGGCTGACCCAGACGTGGATTTAAAGACCGTGTACCTCGTATGATAGCGTTTCGTCGATCCTCTGGTAAATTACTAAAATCAGAAGAACCTGTGTTAAAGATGCTGTCAAAACTTCTTGCCTGTTGTTCTGGTGTGCCAACAGGATCGGGCAGTGCGCCCTCGCCTCTGTACGCACGAACTGGAGCCATAGCCATGTCTCTGGCATCGCCAGCAAATCCTTGCAAGAACCTAGCCATATTTTTTGTCTCTATTGGTGATCCATATTCTGGCCCTAATGCAGCCTCTTGTCGTATCGATCCCCGTGGCAGTGCGCCAAAGGCATTTGAGAAGTTGCTGATAACGCCCCTAGAGTTATTGTACGCATCGCCAATGGGTCCAGTAATATTGCGATCTGCATTAGATTCAGCATTACTTTGTCCCCTCTGATATTCTTGCTCAGAGATGTAATTGTCTTGGTTAAGGTCTAGCCCACCTGTGTCTCTGCTACTAAATCGTGCGCCAGATCGACCCGGCCCACCGCCGTCTTGAATGTCTCGCAAAAATGCGCCTATGCCATCGCTTTTGCCATCATTGTTTGTATCACCATATCCACCGCACATCTCTAAAACTCCATTCGATATCTGGCGTCAATTCTTGGTTCGCCAGTGCTACTGTCAGAGTAGCTAATGCGACCACCATTGCCAAAATTCATGCCAATCGATCCAGAATATACTGGCTCCATGCCGCTTGATTTTTGCCTGTTGATTTCAAAATCAAACGCGCCCATCTTGGCCGCTGCGCCTAGCTTTGAAAATGTGCTGGAGCTTCCCTGCGTGAAAGTGGCAAAGGGAAACGTATAGGTTTTGTCCTGCATGGTTCTGCTGCCCATGACGTTTCCGCTTAAATCTACTGGCCCCAATGTGGTCGATCCATCCAGACCAAGACGCACAGTTCTGGCCTTGTTTCTAACGTCAGCCATGCCATCTCTGGATTTTGTTTCTTCAATAGTGTAGCCGATTGAGGGTTTAATGCTGCCCATCCTGCCATCAAATGTTCTGTATAAATCCAATTCAGAACGTGGTTCATTTGAGGTGCCGTCAATATTAATGTTGCCAGAAACAGGCAAATCAAAATCATCAAATTTATCTTTAAAATCTAAATCTGCAAACGCGCCCTGTTTTTCATCCATCACGCCATTCCCTGCCTTTGAGGTGGCCCCTGCATGGGGGGCTGCTGTACTGGAACCTGTGCGGCGTCCGATATCGCCGTCAAGGCACCCATATCACCAGCGCCCATGCGCTGTCGAATCTCAGCTACTTTATTCATTAAATATTTATTCATGTCTATGGGCTGCTGACCCCCACCTTGGGAGGAGGGCGGGGGCCGCGCACCCTGCGCTTGCTCTTTCGGCAAACCGCCGAAGGCGGCAGGATTAATGGGGGGCAAATTATATCGTGGGGGGTACATTCTTCATTGCCTCCATTTCTAGTTTTGCTGCGTTCTTCTCCCGCTCAAGCTGCAATTCGGCCTCCAGCTTTGTGACCTTCGCCTGCAAGTCGGCCTGCGCCTTTGCCATTTCGATCTGCATATCTTGCTTGGCCTCTGCCTGCTTGATCTGAATGTTGGACTGAGCCTTGGCCTGATCGGCAGCAATTTGCGCCTGTGTTCTGGCCGTAAGGGCTTCGGTCTCCAACTTTGCCAATTGCTGCGCGTATTCCAATGGATTGCCCTGACCTTGACCCTGCTGACCAACGCCCCTGATGGCTTCGATCTGTTTCATCTGAGGTGCGGCCCTGACCACTTCTGCGGCCCGTTGGCTAATTAGGCGATCTTGCTCTGGATCAACGTCCTCAAACTTAAAGTTGGGGTCTTTAAAGTCGGGCAATGGCGGCAGTGGCATTGCCACACTGGCCTGCATTCTCAAGCGATACAGCAGCGCGATATGCTCTGCAATGTGTGCAATTAAGATCGGCTGCATGGTCTTAGCGCCGGGGTTGCCAGCCAAAGATGGGTCTTGCAGAAACTGCATATGCACCGCAATGTGGGCTTCGTGGTCTTGCTCAATGAAGGCGCGGATTGGCTTGCCATACATCACGCTCATATTTTCATCGATGCAGTCCATCTGTACCGCTTCTTCTGGTTTTTTCAGTATTTCATCGATGTTCTGAATGCGGATCGCCTCGTACATCCGCTTGTACGCCTCGTACATATCATGCAGTTGCGGTGCGGCCTGCGCCATTTGCAGCACGGCCTGTGCCTGCGCGATACGCTGGGCGGTGCTAAAGATGTTGGGGTCGGACACAGGCACGATGTCAATGCGGTCATCAAAGTCGGCGGCATAAATCGTTTCGGCGGCTCCAGCGCGTGAGAAGGTAAACTCTTCTGGCAGATTTTCTGCGTTTAGATTTGATAAGAGTTTAAATTCTTGGCCCTGCGAGTAGTGCAGGCGCTTGTGAATTGCGCTGAACGCCTTCGATCCCTGCTCAATTAAGGCAACCGTCGATCCCACTGGGGCGTTTGGATTTACGTCACCGACATTAAGATCGGCTGTGGATGCAAAGCGTTGGCCTGCATCGACCATAAAGCCCAGCAAATTAAACAGCGACCCTGACGGCTCCTTAAACGGCAGTGGCATTATGGCTTTGTTAACGTCATCGACGGTGCTGTCGAGATCGACAAATTCACCGGGGTTAACTTGCACATCGCCGCCAGTAACACGGCCACGCAGCTTGAACCCACCCTGCATATTGCTGAATGCGGCACTGTCGAGCAGGGCGCGAAGCGATCCTGTCGCCGCTTTGCCCAGACCACCAATCATGTGATAGAGGCCAAACCCGTAAAATCCCAAACCCGGCAAGAACTTGTACGACACAAACCAATCACGGCGTTTCTTTAGCTCATCGTCTTCGCGCCAATTGCGCCTGACCGACACGATCTTTTGATTGTCGTAATCAATGGTAATGACGTAGGGCAGGGCGATAGCGTTATCGTCCTCATCCTCTTCATCCATTTCTTCGCCATCAATGCCGTCGAACAAATCATAGACGTGCATTTCCAGCAGTGTGATTATGTCATCATTGCTATCGTCGTATTCATCAACGCCTTCAATCTCGCCAATAACGCTGTCGGCTGGATCGACATCATCGCTGCCTGCATCGCTGGTTTGGAGATAGTAGCCGTTTTGAACGTAGCGATTGTATTCGTTCTTTGGCATTCGGATGAGGTGAGTATAGCGTGGGGATGTGTAGAGGTCTTTGCTTTCTGGAGCCACGCAAAAGTCTTCTGCCTTGACGAACTGGCTGCATTGCCTGTCGAGGTTTACGTCCCACCAAACCTTTTTGAACGTCTGGCCGACCAGCGGTAGGTGAAACAGCATTTGATCCAGATCGGGAAAGTATTCGGGCATTTCCTCTGTGATCTGATAATTCATAAATTCTCTGACCCTGCGGCCCTGCTCTTCGATTTCCTCGTCTGGCTGACCAATGATGACCGTCTTGATTGGGCCACCTGACGGGTAAAGCTCTGCGATGGCCTTGGCATTGAATTGCGTTGCCGCTTCTGCGATCAGGGGGTGAACCACTATGGACAGGCCACGGGTGGCCCTCTCGTCTTCGCCCTCGTCTAGCCCCCCGTCTGGGTCTAAGGTTTTTAGGCCAGCCTTGTAGCGTGTTTTCCACTCGTCTCTGGCCGCTTCATCGTTTTCGTAATACGATACAAGCTCTGCGCCTTTTGCCGATAGCTCCCGTGCGTCGATCTCTTCTGCGAGATTTGCATCAAAGCCATTGTCGCTTTCTTCGATTACGTCAAGCTCTGGGTCACCGATTAGCACGTCACCGTCTGGGAGGGTCTCGACCATCAGGTCATCTGCGGGTGCGCCTTCAGCAAACGGGATTACATTTGGATCAGCCATATAAAGTTATCCTTTGCGGTTCTTGATGATCTTCCTCGTCGGGGTCTTCCGTGTGGCCCAAGAACCATCCTTTTCTCAGTCTTAGCCACGCTTGGGTGCAAGTGTCAACGACATCGTCATTTTTTGCCGCTGGGAAGCTGGCACATATTGAGATCAAATCTTCGGCCCATTTGCGTTTTGGGTAGTAAATTCTGCCGTCCTCTAGCAGTGCCGACGATGCGTGGGCGCGAGCCACCTTATCACGATCTGGGCTGTAGGCCAAGACAGGCACCCCTGCCATTCTGAGATCAGCGATAAGGCTGGCTCCGCTGGCCTTCTTCTCTATCAAAACTGCGTCTGGCTCCCAATCATCGTGTGCCTCCTGCGCCAGCTTGCGTAACTCTGGGTAGTTAACTTTATCGTACCACATATCCAACACAATCAGGCAGTCGTATCCTTGATGCTTGAAAACGCCCCACGTTGTTCTGGCGCTGTAGCTGGAGCTTTCTTTGGTTTCAAAGGCTGTATCCCAAGACTGGATTACATAAGATACTTCGGGTAGGTCTTCGCGCTCCCACGGCACCCACCATGAAGCCTTGAGTATGCCACCGCCCTTGGGGCTTGGCCGCTGCTGTAGCTGCCCTGCGGCTGCGTAGGAGCCAAGACCGCGCTCTAGAGTTGATAGTTCTTTCTCTCCGAACCTCTCAGGCCAGAGAAGCTCTCCCTCTTCTGTGCGTGGGTCTGTGAAGCCGAGAGATGATCTCACTGGAGTAGGGTGGCCGACCTCATAACGTGCGGGTAATACAAGATGATCCCATTCATTGCCTAGCTCATTTGCAAGAATATGGCCCGTGAGGTCTTGCTCATTAACGCGCTGCTGTATGACAATGAACGCGCCCGTTTTAGGGTCGTTTAGGCGGCTCTGCATGGCCTGATCCCACCAATCTATGACGCCCTGCCTGACCTTTTGACTGTCGGCCTCTACAACGTTATTTACGTCATCTAAGATGATACAGTCGCCGCCTTCCCCAGTTAGGGAGCCAGCAACTGATGTACTTAATCGAATGCCGTTTTCGCTATTCTCAAATCTTGATTTCTGGTTCATATCCCCACTCAAGTGGAACTTGTCGCCAAAGTGCGCCTGATACCACGGGCTGTCGATTAGCCTGCGACACTTGGTGCTGTCCCTGATCGACAGAGAGGCGCTGTAGGACGCATAGAGAAACTTCTTTGATGGTTGTGTAGCCCAAGTCCACGCTGGCAGCACCACGGCAGTTGAGATAGACTTTGAATGCCGTGGGGGAATATTGATAATCAAGCGTTTGATTGATCCATCGATAACTGCCTCAAGATGATCGCTGATTGCATCTAGGTGCCATCCAGAAGTGTATTCTGATCCCGGTTCAATCGTCGGCCATGCGGCTCTCGTAAACTCCCTCAATGATCGTCGGTACTTTTCGGCTCGGACTTGCTCCAATGTGAGGCTGCTCAAAAGCTGCTTCAAGTGCGCTGAGTTCATTGATCCCGATCCTTGTAAGGTCTAGCGTAATTATTTTTTCGTCTTTCACGTTCATGTCTTTGACATCTTTCCAGCCTGCACGATTTTTTAGATAGAATATGATGGCTGTGTTGTCACGCTCGACGGTAGCATTTTCAAAGAGAGCGTTGGTCACGGCGTCGATCCCCATTGCCTCGCCCCTTTTTATAGCGTCCGAAAATTCCGAATTTTCTGCCTGATGAAGCATGAAAGTGGAGACTGAAATGCCTAGCATTCCAGCGCACTGTTCTTTTGTCAGTCCCTTTGCCATAAGGCTTTGCGTCTGTTGCAGCACCTCTTCTGTGATTTTGAACTTTGGCCTACCGACTGGTTTTTTCTTGGTTGTTTTTTTCGCCATGATGCGGCCCTCCTTTAATTTTCATATAATGCAAAATTAAATTAAAAAAAAGGGCTGTCGTTCTTGTGATAAAAAAAGCCTGCCGCAGCTATCACTACGACAAGCTATATTTACTCTCCACAACTATCATTGCTTTGAGCCTCAATCTAACCGACTTCAAGGAGACCATCCTCGATTTCCCGTTTGTTTTATCATGCATTGATTCTGGGTCAATCAAAAACATTTGTGTCAACTCCCATTAATTGCCATTGATTAAAGGGAGAGCATTGCGATGGCGACAATTGCGACAATGATTGCGAAGGCAACGCCTGCGATAATTTCTTTCACCCATCCGTCTGGCTTTGTGTTGTGTATGCTGACGTGGCCTCTCAGATTGATGGCGATGTATTGCCCTGACGCTGCTGCTTCTTCTCCTGCCTGCGTGTGTATCCACAGGTGTGGGCTTCCCGCACGTTTGGAGCATTCTGGCTTTAGCCATTCTGGCATGTCTTGGCTCCACTCGTAGCCTCTGAATTGCCAAGATTTAACGATCATAATCTGCCTCCTTTATGGTTTATGTTTGTCGCAGAATTTTTTCTGCTTTGGTGTTAGTGGCTCATTGCAGAGCCTGCCCATAACTCTTCTGCCTTCATCTATGACGTACTTTTGGCATGTGTCATATTTTTCTTCTGGGCCTTTTGGTATGCCTGCGTCACGTCTTTTTTTTTTGGTTTTTTTATTTTGACACTGAGCCACGCTTTTAATTTTTCTTCTGAGACGTTTTTTTCTTTAAGCGTATTTATTATTTCTTTGGCGGTAACCTCCCCAAGATTAGGTGTATGCATCATTTTCTTATAGCTGACATTATCCAAGAACTCATCGAAGGTCATATCAATAACCGAAAGATTTTTTATTGTGTTCCTTGCTCGTTCTGACATAAACAGATCACCCATTGTTGTGGCAGCTTCATGCCGCTCTAGTTTTTTTTCATGCCTGCTTCCCCACGCGACCCTCTGCCTTGCTCGTTCTCTGCTTACGCCAAACTCATCGCCTATTTGCTTAAATGTTTTTCCATCGCGCCTTAGTTTAAGAGCGTATTCATTTAAGTTTATTTTATCGTAATCGATCATAATTTATCCTCCCTTTCATCGAAGTGGTGAGCCAGTCTGCGTAGCTCTGTTGCGGTTCCTTTGGTGATGACGCCCGTGAATAGTGGGCGTCGATCCTTTGCGTGTACGGCCTCTCCAGCGATTACTGCGTAGGTCGTGTCGGTCAGTTCAAAAGTCAGGTGATCGACTTTAAACTGCTCTCGTTTAATTGCCTTTCTGGTCAATGCATTCCCTCTTTTTTTATATTTCTGTGGATATCAAACAGCGCCTCCCCAGCACCGACCATAATTTCTGGGAACATATGATCTAGATCATATGAGTGTATGATTGTTGCGATTACTGCCATGACTTGAGTGTCGCTCATTTCGTCTGGCATTGCTTCCAAGATTTCGTTCAAGTCATTTGCTGTCATATTCCGTCCTGACGTTTTGATATGCCTTTCTCAGCATTCCTCTGGCCTCTTCAAGCATTGTGAGTGCGTCATTGAGGTCTGGGAAGTCATCTGGCGTTATTTTGCACGACAACATATGTGAGATTGTCAGGTCAAGTTTTGATAGAATTTGACCCAACTCTTCTATGCGTTCTAGGTTCATAGCGTGAACCTTGATACGTTGTGCGCCCAGAGGTTGAAGCTACATTTGGATTGCTCTGGGCTTCCCCACACTTCTGCCTTTGCGATTTTGCCTTTGCCGTGCAACCTAGCCAGATTGTTATTGATATCTTTATCTGTTGTGGCTGCATGGTCTGGGTTGTCCTCGCGGTATGCTGCTATCACTTCGGACGTGATGAGGTATGTGTCTGCGGCTTTTAGAACTGCCTTTAGGTCTTCCGCGATTTGTTGCGGCGTTTGTTTTTGCCGCTCAATAATTTCGGTAAGGACGCCATGTTCTGGCTGCTCTGGGCTTTCCTCTGGCAGACTTTCTTTTAGCTTTACGCATCCGACTGCGCGGTATGGTATTGTTTGCGCCTTATCTGGATGATTTGGCACGACTTCCATTAGCACTTGATCACCTACGGATAGTTGCAGGAAACGTGCGAGATTGTTGGTTATGAAGGTGTTTTGGCCTTCTGTGTTTACAGCGAATGCTGAATAGTGCTGGGTGATATTTGTGATTAACCCATGAATTTTTTGAAGTTCCATTGTTTTCTCTCCTGATTGATTTGACGAGGGGGCAGTTTTTACCGCCCCCTTTCGCATTACATTTTTTCGTTGTAGAGTTTTTGCAGCTTATCGAATGCGTAGACTGCTTCTTCGCGATTTTTCACAAATGGAAGAATTTCTAAGATTCCGATTTCACGAATTTCTTCTTTTGTTTTGCCTTTGCAAAGTTCCTTGACGCTTGTCTTCATTTTTTACCTCCTTTCTTTTTTGACTGTGACTTACAGATAGAGATTTATTTTATATGTTCAAGTTTTTTCTTTACTGTCTGCAAAGTTTATTTGATCCTCCTCCTGAGTTCGTCTGAATATGTCATGCCTTGGTCGGCATAGAAGTTTTCTTTTTCGGGGTTCCAGCCTTTCATGGCTTCCCGCGCATTGCGGCAGTCTTGGATAATGAAGACGAGGGCGTGGTAGTCCACGCTCTTGGCGTGGTCTTCCCACTTTTTAAACTCTGCTGCGGTTGCGCCACTCATTGTGCTTTCTCCAGTTCTGAAGACCAAAATGTTTTTGTGTGATTTTCATTTACGACTTCAATTTTATCGCCATCAAAATTTTTATTTCTGCTTTTCGACTGGGCATCACGGATAGTCATTTGCAAAGCACTCAAGCCATAAGTTGTTCCGAAGGCGCTTCTGCCGTTGATTAAGATTTGATATCCCATGTTCGTCTCCCTGTTTCTAAAATTATAAATAGATACTTTTACTGATACATCAAGAGCCATCGATAAATTATTTACTTTATTTTCTGCTTATTTATTGCAGAGCAGTAAAAGCAATAAATCAAACCGCCCTAAGTACCTTGTTTATATATATAATATTATTATTATTATTATTATATATACATATAGTGTATTACTGCCCCCTACCCCCTACCCCCCACCTATGGATGAGGGGGGTGGAGGGTGAGGAGTATAGACGCCCCCAAGGTGTCGCAATAAATGCAATAAATACATAAAATCAGAACCCGTTGAAATCATTGGCAAATACCCCAATGTTTAATGATGCAATAAATCATGCAGTTAATCGTCTCGGCATTTGTCGAGGGCTTTCTCAGCCAGCATTGCGTAAAACTGCACACCTTCGCTGACATTGGCGATGTCTCTGATCTCCTCCAGTGCGCCCCTCATTATCAAATTCTGCTCGTAGATTTTTTTCCACTGCTCTCGCTCAAACATTATGCCCCCCCCTATTGTATGCTTGGTGCAAACCACGCCATCGTCGGACGGCCCCGCTTACCCTCGTTAAGATTACGGCACTCTATGCCACGATCATTTGCCAGAGCGTCTAGAACGTCTCCACGCTTCCGTCTGTCCATATTTGCGAATGCCCCTACCGATCTGGTAATCTGGCTCTCTGTGATGCCAGCCAGCCCCGCTGTTTCGATTTTGGTAAAGACTGCCTTGCAGCAGGCATCGAAGGGGCCATCGGCCATGTTGGCCTTGAACATCTTGATCGTCTCAGTGGCGTAATGCTCGACGTAGTCGATGCTCCACTGCATTGCGTCCAGACCAATACTTTCCTGCCCCATTGATCTGGCAATGATCAGTGACAGGCGCATAGCGATCTCTCTGGATCGATTGTACATAGCCTCCAGCCCAGTGCCTGCCTCTTTCTTTATCGCGTCTACCAACCGCTCCTCGTAGCGTCTCAGGATCGCCTTGGCCTCTGGTGTGAATGCCACCTCCATTGGTGAGGGCGGCACATCGTGCGTTGATCCGGGGTCTAACGTCCCATTAATGGCGTTAGCGTGATCAGTGGCCCAAGACTTCAGCCGCTCTGAAATTGTGGACGTTGTGATTTCTTGAGATAGTTGGACGCCGATATCTGTCTTCACAATCAGGAACCTGTTCAGCAGCCCAGAAGCCACATCGCCCCCTCCAATGGCCTTCATAAATTCTGACGGCGTGGACATGCCCACCAGCGTCAGGGAAGGACGCCTGACCACCTTCTCCAGTTTTTCGGCCTCGCTGGCCTTCATTGTGTTGGTTGCATAGCCAGCCTGCCGCATGACGCCGTCTGTACGTCCGAAGGCTTCCATAATGGATGTCAGGGCATCGGCCTTATGCTGCATTCCAGTGGCCGCTGCTGACTTGAGCATACGGCCCATCTCATCAATCACAGATACGTGAACTGGTTTTTTGGTGAGGGTGGACATCACCCCCGCCCCACTGGTGTACCCCGCTGGCCCGATCAGGTCTTCTAACCCCGCCTCTTCAAGCAGCCGCTCCAGAACGGTCTTGCTATGTTCTTTCCCCGATCCAGTCTCACCAATGTTGAGCAGATACAAGCTGGAGAAGTTCCGCTGGTTTGTCACCCAGCGCCTGCCCATTACTGTGGAGCCAAAGGCGATGGCCGCTTGAACAGCAAACTGGGGCTGTGGCTTGATTGCGGTGACAGAATAATAATTGACCACGTCCTGCAAGACGCCCGGTACTGACAACAGGTGATCTGGGATACTTCCCAGAGGCTCGGACTTGGCTGCTGGCGTGGACATAATTGATGCCGCCACTTTTGCGCCATGCTTTATCGCCTCTTCATCATATTCGTGATCTGGATTGTTGGTGACGTTGAGAAACGCAGCGGCATCTTTGACGGCCTTGGTGACGTTTCCCATGTGTTCGTACTGGCACCACAACTCAAAGCAATCGAAGCTGTGGGCCGAATCAAACGGGTCACTGGCATGGTGGCTGTATGCGCGGCCATCATCAAAGACCTTTACCCCCGCCAGTTTGGATGTGCTGTTGGGTGATAGAAAGCGATCCTTGGCGGTTTGCTTGTAGCCGTACTGAACGAGCAACGAATGCATATCGTGCGCCTCATTAAAGGCGTCGATGACAGATGTGCCGTCACCTTTTGGCCTTGGCCTGCGCGGTGGCTGAAATTCTGGCTCACGCGCCCACGGGCAGATCGCCACCATCTGTGGCCGAAATTTATCCCACTCTCGCCAGATTGTGAGAAGCTGCGCCGGTAGGTCTGGCAGGCCATCGAAGATTGAACGACCAGCCCACTCGTATGGCTTGCCCGTATCTGGGTGGATTGATGGCGGCAGGACATCTTGCACGGCCCCAGCGCGAAGCTCAAAGACCACCTCTGTTTTTCTGGGATCGCCCTCTACGGGCCAACTAATTTTATGGGTAATCAGATCGGGCGGTGCCTTGAAGATTAATTTGCCTCGATTTTCGCGCCCAATAATCTGGGGTGCCGACTGCATAAGCTCTGAGAAGTCGATCCCCAGTTCTTCGAAGATCATCTTGGTGTATTCGACATGATCGATGTCCACTGCACAGGTTCCAGACGCCCCATGCAACAGCCCCACATTATGGGTGGGGTTCTGCTCGTAATACAGACGCGCTGTTTCTGGATCGCTCAATGCCTGCTCTGGCTTTTGCCAGCCAAAGCGGGTTGGGCCTTTTGTGCCAGCGGGTATCGTAACTAGATACCAGCCCAGTTTCTCGCAATACTCTTCCACTTTAGTCATTTTTTTTTGACCTTCTATTTATATACGGTGAGATATTCTGACAATTTCCTCCAAGTGTTCAGACTGATTCGTTCATTGCCCTGCTGCACAGCCTTTACGGTGGGGTGCGACAGCCCAGATTTCTCTGCCACAACCGTCAAACGTCGATCTTGCAGGGCGTCCCGTATGGTCTCAAGAGGTATCATATTGTCCATTGTGGTCTCCAATTTTGCATTATTTCAAAAAAAGGCTTTACACTATAAAATAAATTTCGTAAAGATCGGCTCGTAGAAAAAGAATGTGAAAAAATGGAGAACGAAATGGACAATATCAATGTCGATATTCTTGCCGCCGATTGGCTGGCAATTAAGGCAGAAGAAAAGGCGCTCACCGCAAAGCGCCACGCGATTGAAGAGCAAATCGCAGCGGCTTTAGAAGCCAAAGATGAAGGCTCTATATCCCACAAAACTGAAGGCCATAAGATTACGCTGACACAGCCCGTGTCTCGTAAAGTTGATGCTATTGTGTGGGACAAAGTATCAAAAAAAATACCCCAACATTTGCAGCCTGTGAAACACACCGTCAGCGCGGATGCTGCTGGCTGTCGTTATCTTCTGGCTAATGAGCCAAAGCTGTGGGCCAAAATCGCGCCTGCCTTTGAAACCAAGGCTGGCAAAATCGGCGTTAAGATTGAAGTGCTTTAATGCGCCTGACTGATGTCGAGCTAGAGATGCTGATCTCTGCGATAGCGTGTGTCACTGTGATGAACGGTGACCACAAAAGCCCAGCACAGATTAAGCTAGAGCGTAAATTAAATCGGTGGCGCGACCACCCAGACTTGGAGTTTGCAAATGAACCGCAGCATAGATGAAATTTTGGACGAGGTGTTCGCCAAAGTATTTAAGGGAGATTGGTAATGTTTAAGATCGAAAAGGGGGTGCCAATGACGGCACCCTCGCGGGATAGGTCGGGCAAGTGGAAGGATTTGCTGGGTCAAATGGAAGTTGGCGACAGCGTTCAGCTTGAGAGCCAGACGCAAGCCACATCCATTCGCAATACAGCCAAGCGTATGGGGCTACTGGTGCGTTGCCAGCAGCAGGAAGATGAAAGTTTTCGGGCATGGAGGATTGAGTAATGGCATGTTGGGTTCGTTTGCGATCAAAAATTGAAGGAAGGACAAATATTGTCGCTGTTAATTTAGATCACGTTAAAATGATAGAAACATGGGGCGGTAAGCATAAAGAATTAAACGGCAATAAATCATTGTTGATCTTTAATAACGTCCATGATGGGTACGATTTTTTGCACGTTGTTGAAACTCAAGAGGCAATTTTGAAAGAGATGTCATCGTTGTCAGCAGACAGAAAAAGTATGGCACAGGTAGAATGGGAGAATTATCGTGGCGATTGATCTAAAAACACTGAGCAAGCCAAGCGGCCAGCGGCCTATTATCTGCACTCTGTTTGGCGAAGGTGGAATGGGGAAGACTACACTGGCTGCTATGTTTCCTAAACCTGTGTTCATCAGGACAGAGGACGGCACAGCCAGTCTGGCAGGCAATGACAACGTAAGCCTGTTTCCACTGGCAACGTCTACACAGGACGTGCTGGACGCGATTGAGGCGCTTGCCACACAGAAGCACGACCACAAGACGCTGGTGATTGATTCGATAACCCAGCTTGGGACTATGGTCGAGGCAGAGATTGTGGCTGCTGATCCCAAGGCCAAGTCGATTAATCAGGCTGGTGGCGGCTACGGCGCTGGCTACAGTGCAGCCGCTGAGAAGCATCGCCAGATTAGAGAATGGGCGGGATCACTAGCCTACGAAAAAGGTCTCAACATAGTCTTCATCGGTCACGCTGATACTGAGATGCTCGATCTTCCTGATATGGATGCCTTTGCACGGTATACAGTCCGTATGCACAGAAAGTCACTGCCAAATTATACCGACAACGTCGATCTGGTCGGATTGATCAGGCTGAAGACTTTAATTCGTGGCGGTGACGGCGACAAGAAACGTGCGATCTCGACGGGTGAGCGAGAAATCATCTGCCACCCACAGGCGTCGAGCGTAACGAAAAATCGGTTTAACATCAGTGAGCCTCTGGCCTTCACGTTTGACCGCAATCCATTTGCAGATTTTGTAGCAGAGTAGAGAAGGAAAACTCACATGGAACTAAATGGTTTTAACGCAGCGACTATTGAACCAGCCGCAACATACGAACCGCTACCAGCGGGAAACTATTCGGCAGTGATTGTCGAGAGCGAGGAGAAGCCAACCAAGGCTATGACTGGCAGCTATTTGCAGCTTGGGCTGGAGATTGTCGAGGGCCAGTACGCTGGCCGAAAATTGATTGATCGGTTGAACCTCAACAACCCCAATCAGATTGCAGTGGACATAGCGCAGCGCACTCTGTCGGCCATCTGCCACGCCACGGGCGTTATGACGCCCCAAGACAGCAGCGAGTTGCACGACAAGCCTTTGGTGGTGAAGGTGGCGGTCAAGGCCGCAGACGGCCAGTACAGCGCCTCTAATGAGATCAAAGGGTACTCAAGTGCCAAAACCAATGGCGCTGCTACAGCGGCCCCTGCGGAGGCTCCAGCGGCATCGTCAACGCCGCCTTGGAAGCGATAATCTGTTTTGCGATGGGGCGGCTTTTGCTGCCCCATTTTAAAAATAGAAAGGAGCCAAGATGAACCTTGAGAAATATAATCCATCTCCCACGGTCAAGGCCATTTACGAACACTACGAGGCCAGCCGCGATAACGGCCACAGGGCGCATCTGGGCGGCTCACAGATAGGCAACCCGTGCAGTCGGGCATTGTGGTATCAGTTTCGACACGCAAGCTCACAGAGCTTTGAGGGGCGTATGCTGCGCCTGTTTGAAACGGGTGACCGCGAAGAGGAGCGGATCGTGGCAAACTTGAGGGCGATTGGGGTCGAGGTGTGGGAGGTCGATCCAGAAACGGGCCGACAGATTAATTACACGGCCTGTGGGGGTCATTTTGCTCTGTCGCTGGACGGCATTGGAATTGGCTTCCCAGAAAGCAAAGAGACGCACACGCTGGAGTTCAAAACAATGAACGACAAGAGCTTTGCCCAAACAAAGATGAAGGGCGTCAGGATCAGCAAGCCGCAATACTGGGCGCAGTGCCAAGTCGGTATGCATTTGGCTGACATTGATCGTTGCTATTTCTTTGCTGTGAATAAAAATAACGATGAGATTTACGCAGAGCGAATTAAGCGGGATCGGGCAGAGGGGGAGATGCTGATCAGTAAGGCCAGCAATATCATTTTTGATGAAAAGCCACCGTCTAAAATCAGTCACGACCCGTCAAAGTTTGCCTGTCGTTTTTGCAATTATATTCCGATTTGCCACGGCGGTGAACTGCCAGAGGTTAATGATCGGACAGACGCCCACAGCACCCCAGAGAGGGACGGCACTTGGAGCCGTAAGGAGGGCGCAGGGGGCCACCTGTTTAATCCATTTATGGTGCCTGACGATTGGGAAATCATAGACGCTGGAGATGATTTCGTGGAGTATCAAACGCCGAAAGGCGTCATCCGCAATCAAGACAACAGCGAGGAATTGAGGGAGAAGTTCAGATGAAGACGCCAGATGAAATGATGGATATCGTGAATGCTTTATATTTAACCTTGCCTGACGAAATTGAGCAGGAAGAAATGGCCTGCATATTTACAGTGCTGCTTGGAATGTTTGCGTTAAATTTGGAATGGCATAAAATAAAAGATCGTGTGTCAAACAATGTTGCAGATAACATCTCAGCCGATTTGGACGCTGACGAAATAGGTGTGCCAATTATGAGCCAAGAGACAATCTTGAAAGCGCAAAAAGATGCTGATGACTTTCTGGGGAAAATTGTAAAATGACCGAGGATGAATTTTTTAAAATGTTAAACAAAAGCCGTTTGGGGAGAAAGTGGTTAAGATGGCACAATTTAAACCCTGAGTTTTACAGGTTGTTTGAACGATATACGCTTCAAGCCATTTACAGAGGGCATTTAAAACTAAGCGGGTGGCTAATTGCTAACAGAGTACGATGGGAAAGCTCTATCGTGACAAAAGGGGATGATTACAAAATATCTAACGACTTCATTGCCCTGTTTACACGCCTGTTTATGATAAACAATCCGCAATACATTGGGTTTTTTGAAACGAAACAAATGAAAAGATTAGCCCACGAACCCGCGCTGTTTCGCACAGCGGCCTTGGGTGATTTGTTTGATGATGAAGAAAAGTCAACGTGAAGGAGTTCTGTCCCATGACATTTGAATTGCGCGATTATCAAAGAGAAGCTGTCGATGGCTTGTACAATTATTGGGCGAGTAAGTCAGGACACAATCCACTCATAGTCGCACCCACGGGGTCGGGCAAGACGGCCATCATAGCGCAGATCGTAAAGGACGCTATGTCATTTGCTGGCACCCGTGTGATGATTGTGACGCACGTCAAAGAGCTTTTGGAGCAGGGGGCCAATGGCCTGCTGAAAATGTATCCAGAAGCTGATTTCGGCGTCTACAGTGCGGGGCTGAAACAGAAGGTCTTAGACAGGCCCATTACCTTCGCAGGCATCCAGTCGGTCTGGGAACGCGCCTATGACATCGTTCCTGCGCCAGACCTTATTCTGATCGATGAGGCGCACATGTTGCCCAAAAACACTGAGACGCGATATAATCGCTTTATTGCCGATCTGAAGGTGTGCAACCCCGCGATTAAAGTGGTGGGCCTGACAGCCACGCCCTACAGATTGGACACAGGGTATTTGCACAAAGGCAAGGGCGCTATCTTTGACGGCATTGCCCACGACATTCCAATCGATATGCTGATGGAGCAGGGCTACCTGTCGCCTGTCATTAGCAAAGGCGGTCTGAACCAGATTGATCTGACCAACGTCAAAAAACGGGGCGGTGAGTTTATTGAGAGCGACCTTGCCACGGCTGCGTCTGATCCCGAACTGGTGCGGAAGACTGTCGAAGAGATTGTCGAGTTGAGCGAGGATCGCAAAAGTTGGCTGGTGTTTAGCTCTGGCGTCAATCACGCGCATATGTTGGCAAATGAGTTTGATTACCACGACATTGAGGTCGCTGTGATCACTGGCAGCGACAGCAACAAAATGCGCGAGAAAACCATTGCCGATTTTAAGAGCGGTAAGATTAAATGCCTGATAAATGTGAACGTGCTGACCACTGGATTTGATCACCCTGCCGTGGACGTTGTTTGTTTGTGCAGAGCAACCGCAAGTTGTGGCCTCTATATCCAAATGGTTGGGAGGGGTACGAGAGTAGCCGAAGGCAAGACTGATTGTCTGGTGCTTGATTTCGGAGAAAACTGTTTGAGGCACGGATTTATAGATAGGGTGAAACCCAAGGATAAAAGCGCGGGGGTGACTGAAGGTAAAGCACCTGTGAAACAATGCAAGTCTTGCCAGACGATGTGTTTTGCGGCGGCACTCCAATGCCACGTCTGCGGCCATGAGTTTCCACCCCCAACATTAAATCACGGCTCCAGCAGTTATGATGGTGCGATGCTGTCGGGCCAAGCAAAACCCGAATGGGTGGACGTGGACAGCGTCCTTTATCATCGCCACCGCAAGGAGGGGAAGCCTGATTCGATCAAGGTCACGTACTACTGCGGGATGAGAAGCATAAACGAATGGCTCTGCCCTGATCATGGTGGCTATGCGGCCAGCAGATATCAGGCGCGGCGGTCTCTGTTGGCGTCTGGCGCTGACACGACAGACGAGGCGATGGACGAGTGCCACTTCTGGAATTGGCCCAGCCGCATCAAGATAAAACCCTCGACACACAACCCAAAATATTTTGAGGTTGTGCAGTTCGATTACAAAAAAGTGGAGAGAAAGTATGAGACGCAAGAAGGGCCAATCGCTGATTGGGGTGTCGAAGACATACCGTTTTAAACATTCCGAGCATTCTGAACAGGTGGGGTTTGTGAACTGGTTTCGCGCCAAATATCCGCACACGCTGATCTTTGCGATCCCAAACGGTGAGAAGAGATCGATTAGCGTGGCGACACGGCTGAAGGCAGAGGGGGTCACACGGGGGATACCTGATCTTTATATCCCCTCCTGCAATCTTTGGGTGGAAATGAAGAGGGCCACGGGCGGCAGACTTTCCCCCGATCAAAAAAAAGTGATCGAATATCTGAGATCGGTGGGTCACACTGTAATCGTTGGAAAGGGCGCAGGCGATGCGTCGAAGCAAGTGCTGGAGTTTTTGAAAAAATGACAAAATGGAGGCTGGATAAATTGATACACCGAGATGAATATCAGATGGTGATCGAACACAACAAACGCTTGGAGACTGACAATGCTGGCCTCCGAGAGCAGATTAAATTTTACCGCAAAAAGCTGCTGAAGGAGAGGCTAAATGAAGAAGAAACTAACGCCAGCGCATGACGCTGAACTGCGCCATTTGAGAGGCCAAGTTGATCGTCTAGAGGGGGAGGCTTATCGCACAAGCCCAGTGCCAGATGCACAGAACGATCTCTGGTTGGCGCGACAGGAACTGAAAAACTTTGTGAGTGGATTGCGACAAAACGAATACCAAATCTGAGGGAGAGAACAGATGAATAAATGGCTGGAATTTGAAAGACTACAAGCGAGAACGAAAGGCCCAAGCGGCAAGCCTCTGCGACCACCGCTGCCGTGCGATAGAGGGGAAAAGCGCAGTCGGACAGATACTGGCGCGTTTACGCCGATCTTGAGGGTGCTGGAAAATCATGGGCCAATGACGAGCCAAGACATTGCACGGCTGCTGAAGAAGAACTCTCACAATGTGTGTGGAACGATTCGCCACGCTGTTGACGCTGGTTTGGTTGTTAAAAAAGCTCACGTCCGATCAAGGAACGGGGGCAAAGGCCACATGAATTGCTGGCTATATCAGATCGCGGCATAAAAGTCATCGGGGGAAAGTCGCCCATTTTGGCTTCCCCCCATTTTCCCCCCATATATTCCCCCCATATATTAATTAAATATATTTAATTTGTATTTTGCTATTGTATCTCCTGATATACCTGCTATGTATAATAGTATAGAAACCAAGGAGAGACCCAATGAAAACGCTTCAAGACTATATCAACTTAGCATGGAACCAATTTCAAGAAGACGGCACCTTTGCCGCCAAGGCTCACCAGAAAGAGGCGCTGGGTTACTTGAACCTCGCTTATGAAACTGTTCGCAACGCCAACCAGACTTGGCAGCTTGCGCCTGAGACCCGCGCCACAGATGAAGATTACTGGGCATTGCCTTTTGATCTTCACCAAATACGTGACAAGCACACCCGCTTGTTTAAGGACGATCTACGCGCTGATCTGGCTCATTTGGTTGAGCTTCGCCGTGTGTTCAAAGAAAGCACAGTGGTCAAGCCTGCGCCAAAAGATGACCGCATCAGCGAAAAGCAAAAGCAAGTCACTGAGACTGTCGTTGACATGATCAATCGTCGTGTCGCCCAATACCATCAGGCAGTCGAGCTTGGCCGTCTCTTTGGAAACCTTCCAGTGTCTGTCACACCTCACCTTGTGACCAACGAACACAACACAACTTTCACCCGTTGTTTCTTTTATCTGTCAGGCAAGCTCACAGCCCTGTCAGTCATCATGGCCGCGCTCGACACGCTGAACCGTGAAAAAGAAAACTCATAATCCAACGGGGGGCTTCGGCCCCTCATCCAACGATCTAGAAAGGATCAAAATATGAAACTCTATACCAACTCAAAAGGCCAGTGGGTCGGAACGCAAGCCGAGGCCAAAACAATTGGCGCGGAGCAGACTGACGTTCCCACCGACAAGCCCAGCCTGCTGGCGTGGCTCAACAACAGGACAGAGGCTGCAAATGCCTTTGGCTTACCAGTGGAGCCAGTGCCAGCCCCAGTGGTCACTGAGAGGGTGACAAGCCACCCACAGGGCCGACCACACCCTTGGGTGACCATCCGCGAGTGCGCTGAGAAAGCATCGCTCAAAGACTTGGGCCACGCTCTGGCGATTTACATGAACAGGGTGGATGAATTGCTGGACGATCAATAAAAATATTAATTAAATGTATCTGGGGGTATTGTATTCCCAGATATATTTCTTATATGTATTAGGTAAGATCAAAAATTAAAAATCAGGAGACAAAAAATGAAAATCACTAAAGCAGCTATCCAAGCCCTCGCCACCCAATCGGTCAAAGCTCAATATGCCCGTGAGACTGACAAGGCGTTGTATCTGGAAGAAATCATTGTTTTGGCTGGCTTTGACATCAGCCTGACTGACCGCCCCGATCAATGGGATCGCTGCGTCGAATGGCTTGAAAACGCCATCGCTGCTAGATGGACGGCTGCACGTTATTTAGTTTGACAGGGGCCACCGCCCCACCCACCCACTATCCAATCAGGAGACCATCCAATGCTTCCAAGAACTGCCCAAGCCCACACCCCCCTCCGCACCAGCAAGAGCCGCCACACATGGTGTGGCCCATACGCCGCTGCTGTGTTCATGCGTCAGCACTATGACGCCGCATATGAAGTGTGCCTGTGTCACACGTTTCGCGGCAAGATCACAGGCATGAGCAACAAGCTCATGAAGACGGTCATGGGGGCCAATGGCATTCAGATGACGTTACACTACTGCCGTGAGGTTGGATCGTATGCCAGACACAATCCTACTCTGGCGGCTTGGCTCAAGACCCGTGATCGCAAGAAGACCTATCTGGTCAACATCACGGGCCACTACATTGTGGTGTCGGGCGACAAGACCATCGACAACCAGTCTGGCGAGTGGCACAGCGTCCGTAAATCCAAGCACCGCCGCAAGCGCGTGGCCTACGCTTGGGAAATAAAATCACCCCACTAATAAATTATTTAAAGATACCCCTTGATATATCTTGGGGTATCACTATATGTATTAGGTAAGATCAAAAATTCAAAAATCAGGAGATCAAAAAATGAAAGTATTCAATTTTACAGACGGCGTTAAGGGTGAACTTTTGGGAGACATCAAAGTTGCCAGCGCACATTCTGGGGGCCATGTTGAAAAAAATGGCGTCAACTATAAAGTTGAGTTGGCAAACCCTGCAAACGTAAAGCCTGTTGCTGGTGGCAAATCTGGTGCTGAATGGACATGGCACCACGCTGTAGAACATCGTGTCGATGGAGAAACTAAAGACATCACCGCCGAAGATTTTGGTGTTGGCGCAATCTGTTTCTGCACAGGTGAATATTACGTTGCTTGGTATGCGGGTCATCCAGAAGTGCAAACAGAGTGGTGGTGGACAGTTGTCGGCACAAACGATTGGAACCGCGAAGCCTGCAAGTCAGGCATTCTTAAAGCCACCAAAATTTAATCCAACAGGGGGCCATCGCGCCCCCACCAACCAAGGAGAGAAAAATGGCACGTAGAAGTTTTAAAATATTTGGAATTAAAGACGGTGGCTCAGAGGAGTGGGTCGATACTGTCAGCAGCCCCAAAGCGGGAAAGGCGGTACATGAGGCAATGAAGACGCAAGGCTATTTTGATTACATCCGTTGCCGCGATTGCTTGGGCGGCTTGCGGTTTGAGTACAATTTAAAAACAGGGAGGAAGACAGCATGATGATCCCCTGCCCAGAATGCGACCACACCGATTATCACGGCAAGGTCGAAAAAGAAGTCCACCAGCGTTTCGGTGGCACACTGGAGCCTGTTGGAGAATGGGTCGATTGCGATTACTGTGATGGCAGTGGCGAAGTGGAGGAGGAAGACGATGGGTGAATATGAATGTGTTGACTGCAACGCAGTCTTTCATTTGGAGGAGCCGCCGTTTGACGGCTCTTCGCTGTGCGACGATTGCCGCACGGTGATTAAGTTTCCATCTCTGTCCGATTTGGATCGGCAGTTTGAGGAGCTTGAAAGGCAGCGTGAATTGATCAGGGAGCAGGCGCGACAGCTTGCTGCTGTTCACAAGCCCAAATAGCCGCTATAATGCCCCTAATTCCATTTAGGGGGTGATGACCCATGATCGATCCTGTGAGCGCCTACGCTGCCGCCACAACCGCCTATAAAGGCGTTAAAATGCTGATACAGGCTGGCAAGGATATTGAAGACGTTTCAAAACATCTTGGGTCTTGGTACGGCGCAGTGGCTGATATTACTCGCGCCGAATCACAGCGCAAAAATCCGACATGGCTGGATAAAAAGACTTTAGGCTCTGACAACATAGAGCAAGAAGCTATGGACATCGTAATTCGCAAAAAAACTTTGGCTGAAAAGGAAAAAGAAATTAAGTTCATGTTGGATTATCGTTTCGGATTAGGTACTTACGACGAAATGCTTGGCATGAGACGCAAGATCAGGGCCGACAGGGAGCGCACGGTATATGCCGCAATGGAGAGCAAGCGCCAAATGGCAAACAATCTTGCCATCACGGGATTGGCTCTGGGCATTGTGTCCGTGCTGGGCGGTGGCCTTTATCTGATTGCGCTTGCCCTATGATTAAAGTTTTATTGATGTCTGTAACGCTGGCTGGTGTTGCCAATCCCACGCACGTACCGTGCAGTTTGTGGAAGCGAATTACTGACAAAAACACTGGTCAGAAAATTTGCGTTTATCGCTTCTCAGCGGGATTTGGGGGGCTTGGATATCATTATCCAACGCTGTCGTTTTCCGAATGCCCCCGTGTTTTTCAGTGCGTCTATGAAAAGAAAGACAAGCGCCCCACGCTCAGTGAGATATTGGATGGGTTGAGGGACGGCTTCTGAGCTACCGAGCGGCCTCTTGTACCTGTGCCGCTGCGTCAGGCGTTAAGCTCTGTATAATTGAATTAGCCGCAGGAGACAGGCCAATTTCGGCCTGTGGTGCTTCATCTGGATTGTTAGCTTCCACTGCCCTATTATGAATTTCTACTAATGCTGATCCAAACGCATTAACATATTCCATTGCGTCTTCTCTAAATTGCGAGTCTCTTGATGAAATCTCCATTAATCTGCCCAAATGAAATTTGGCATTATTTGGATTTTTCCCCATCTGAGGCCCAGCTTTGACAAGCCATTTAATAAACTCAGGCTTTGTTAAAAGTCTGGCTGAGACATATGGGGTGAGTAGCGCCCCTACCATTCCAGATGCCGCTGTAGAAGCTGCCCCTGCAATATTTGATGGGTCTGTACCAATCATATACAAGCCGCCAATTAAGGGGCTAACAGTTGCTACTGTCCCAATGCTTTGACCAGTGCGGCTATTATTTGCAAATGCATCTGCTGATTTTATATCATCAAACATTGCAACCAAATCATCCAAGTCTTTTCTGTTAGAGCTTTTGCCAAACAAAGCATCTTTTGCACTGTCAGATAATTTTGAATAATTGGTAATAAACTTAGCAGTTGAGAAATCTTCAATGGCATCTTGTCCAGCAGGATTTGTCATACCCAGCCTGCTTAATATTGATGCTTGTATATCACCTCTTTCTGCGGCAGGAATATTTCGCAATATTTTCTTTAATTTTGCGCCACCTTCCTTTGTGCCTTGCATCAAAAACGTAAACGCTTGCACTTCATTTTTTTTGTCTCTGTGAAGTTGGTCATATACTGGTTCAACATCAAATTTCTGTCTGTTCTTAGTGTATGTGTCTGCCTTGCTTAATGCTTTTACTGCGTCTTCACCGCCATAATTTACAACGGCTTCATTCATATCGTTAGTCAAAGACTTATACACAGTTTTTAAATAGCTGACAGCATCGCCACCGCCTTGCTGTGTCATGCCATCCGTTTTACGACGAAGATTTGTTCTTAATTGCCTGAGTGTTGAAAGGTCAACACCACCACGACTTTGCGAATCTGCGATCAATCTTTCGACTTCATCTAAAGCTGCCTTCATAGACGGCAATAAAGATTCTGGGGCTTTAGATAAATCTTCCAGAAGTTTAGCGCGTAATTCCATAACATTGTTTAATCGACCAGTTGCATTCGGAGCTAAATCATATGCAGCATCATATAATTTGGTTTGATCTCTTTTGAATTTTGCAAGACCTTTTTCAACGCCTGTTTGCAAAATGCTTCCAATCTCTCCACCCTCTTGAACAGGACGCCCATATCTAGATGCAACATCTTGTGCAGCCTGCCCCGCTTGTGTTCTAAATGTATCAAATTTTTCAAATATCATTGGGGCGCTTGTGGGAAAGTCGTTTAGCCTTTGCTCCAAAAACATTAAAACTGGAGACTGTGACGTAGTTCCAGCAGAGGGCAATTTTATACCAAATCTCGCCGCTTCTGCCAATCTTTCTTGTGCAGTGGCTTGGCGTTTTTTTCCAATACCAGCAACAGTACGGGTAACCGCACCGGGAATGCCTTTTACAGCATCAATTGTTTTTTCAGCAATTTTACCGCCAACAATTTCCATCCCAACATTTGTCGCGGCTTTAGACGTTTGCTCGACAGGCCCACCACGACTTACCGAAAATGGGTCAGGTAAAAAAGCATCCACAGCCCTGTCGTATAATTGACCTCCAGCCTCAGACGCAAGTGCAGCCGCTGCTGGTACTGTGACCGCTTCTTCTGGAGTTGCGATTTGCGGCCCCATTTGACCAGCAACCAATGCTGATGTGCCGCCTATGCCGCCAGATATTGTTGACACAATATCCCTACCAACAGAAACAACATCTCCAAAATCTAATCCTTTTGGATTATAAAGAGTTTTTTGACCCGTTGATGGGTTTGTATAAATAAAATTATCTTCGCCCATTGGGCTTCCAGCAGTTGAAACTGCGTCTGGATAAAATTGCTTTATTGCTTCCAGTCTTCGATCTGGGTCATCAAAATTCCCGACAATCGCACGAACTTTTTTTGGTGCGCCAGATGTTGTATCAATGGTTTTAAATTTAGAGCCTGCCATTTATTCTGCCTCTTCAATTGTACGACCATCTGATAGCTGTTTAAATTTAACACCATTTAACGTCCATTCATCAACAACAGTTACAGCTTCGGGGGCAGTTTCTGCTTGGCTGGAGACTGAGCTATCCAGCGGAATACCGTGCTTGTTTCTGTCATATGTACCTCTACCTTCGTTTAGCTTACCTTGAGACAACAATCTATTTGTATCTGAAAAATATTGCGCCAATACGTTTAGCTTGTTTTTTGCCTGCTCATCGTTATCAAGAGTTGATGGGTAATATAATGCCATGTAATTATCAACTTCTGCTGGCGGCACAGCCGCACCTGATCTTGCTCTAAGTAAAAGCTCAATAGATCGTTTCATGGCTTGGTATGCAGTTCTCGAATCTCCAGTTAAAGTACCTGATGGCCCCGCACCACCACCGGGCAACACATTTGATGCTATTGCAGCAAGCCTATTGTATTTTCCATCTTTAAAAAGAATATCAGAAGCGATTTTAACATCAATCATACCCCCATTGGAATCAACAATACCTTGAACTGCTTCCTTTGGAATGGACGGGTCTTTTGAACTAAATACTGTGTATTCCTTACCAGCTATGACAACAGTTTGGAGTAAAGGTTTTTCATCACCATCACCATCACCATCACCACCATCACCACCATCACTAGCAACAGTTTGTATTGCAATGTCTCTAATTGCATCGGCAACGGTTTTGCCATATGCCTGTTCAATAATGTCGTATGCGTCTTTGCCGGGATTGGTTGCAGTTTTTGCAACCCCATCTTCAACAAAAGTAAGTGTTTCAGGTTCAGCCATGTCTTTTACATCACTAATAAACTGTGCAAGCTGTCTACTATCGACTTTCCCATCGTTTCCAATAAAAGTATCTACAAATCCAAAAACTCTGTTTGTCATGCGCTCTGACGCTGAACCCTGTGGCCCCGCATCAGCAGGTTTTTCAGGCGACCAACCACCTTCTTCGCTTGTTGCAGTTTTGTAATCTTCTTCACTATAAACTGTTAATTCTTTTCCATCTTTGTAGACAGTTCTTTTGTACTGAGCAGTAGATTGTGCCGCTGGTTTTATTGTTGACCAGCCGCCACCCGCTTGTGAAGTGAGAGTGTCAAACTCTGCTTGTGATCGCGCTTCTACTGAACTGCCATTTTTGTACAATGTTACAGATTTAAAATCATCTGCCTTGACACGTCCATAGCCAGCACTGATTGCATTCTGTTCCTGTACATCACTATACACATCTATTGTGGAGCCGTCAGGTTTATACAAAGTGCGTTTTGTAAATTTAGTGCCAGCCTTCGGCAAACTGGTAACTCTAACGCTGCCAGCTTCTATTTGTGGACGCATTTCAGCGAAATCTTTTGCTGTTAGTGGCGTTTCAACTGGAGTAGTGAAACCACCTTTCCCATCTGCCTTAGAAACCATATAGAACTTCGGGTCAGAATATGTCGCCTTGGTTACCTTCGGCTTCAGCGATGGCGCAAGGCTAAACGCCGTAGAGGCCACTTTCTGATCCCTGTCGCGCTTCTCTTTCTTTTTGGCAGTCAGGTAGTCAAGCGGCACAAGGCCAGAGCCTACGGCAGAGCCAAGGACTGTGGCACCCGGTTGTGATGCCTGCTTGCCCATTTCCAAAAAGAACCGCAGGGAAGCCTCCCAAGGATTGGCATCTTCAACAGGGGCGTACATGGCGCTGGCTGCGTCAAAGGCTTTCTGCGCTCCAGCCTTACTGCCAGAAAGCATTCCCAATGCACCCATCATTTTGTCAAATTCAGTAGTGTCGCTTGCGCCCAGTGCCATGCCCTAATCCCTAATCTTGGTTCATCAGTTTATACGCGCTAAACAAGCTGCCCAAACCGCTAAGTGTCTGGCCGTATACCGAAGGATCAGCAGCCATCTGTGTGCCTGTCTGGAAGCCTCTCGACGCCTTGCTGTACGGCGTTTGGGACAATGCCCCCAGCGCAAAATTAAGCTGCTCCTGCGGATAATCCCGCTGATCAAGATAATCAGCGTAAGCCAAATCAAGCGCCCGTTGATCAAGTAGTCGCGTGGCCTCGCCAGATGTAATGAGACCCTGCGCCGTTTGCGCCTGCAAGTCAGCCGCCAGTGTACCAGCCGATCCATATGCATCCATTTGACCAGCCCGTGCCGCCTCTTCAGTTTCAAATGCACTTCTTAGCGCGTTTTCTGCGCTAAACCGATTGGCACGCTCTGTATCAAAGCGACCAGCGGCAAAGTCCAATCCCTCGCGTCCTGCCCTTGCTCTGAGGTCTCCAGCGGCCTTTGCGCCCTCGCCTGCCGCTGTGCCTTCCATAATGCCCAGACGTGAGCCGAAGGCACCACCGCCCCTTGCAGCGCGGCTTCTCGCCTCGTTTTGAGCGCGAATGGTTTGCTCTTCGATTTCACGCACGGCAGGGTTCATGGCGTCTTGGTAAATGTCCATAAACGGCTGCGCTGTGTCCATGCTAAACGGATCGCCCAAAAGCTCTTCGCGTGTTGCTGCGTCATAGCCTTGACCCAGAGTGTCAGCCACGCCCTCGTATTTATCCAAATACGGCTGGAAAGTATCATCAAGAGTGCCAAGCATTTCCATGCCCTCGCGCTCCTGATCTGTCAGCTTGCTGTCCTGTATAACATTTCCCATAGCATCCACGCCACCATATGTCGCAATGCGATCACCCGAATATGTTGGAAAGTCAGACGCTGCTATTTCACTGGCTTTTTCAAACAATGACCGACCAGCGGAGGAGACCCAAGATGGAACTTCATCTGCGCTATATGTATCAGATGAGCTTGGTAGCTCCGAATATGATGGTGTGCAGAAACTGCCCATTTAAGCCTCCGTAAATAACGAACCGACTTTGCATAAGCCAAGCCGCTCGTAAAAATTATCTTTGCGATCTATATCGCCAGAATAGACATGGCCCAACTTAACTGGGACGCCAGCCTCCTGACCGATTTTCATAAACTTCTTAATCAGTCGAGTGGCGATGGTAGACTTTCTGTGCTGTCGATAGACGAAAAACCACTTGTCAGCCAGATACTTTTTATCGCTCCACCAGTCGGTCATTTCTGCGCCACCAATTGAGCCAATAATTCTGCCGTCTATTTCAGCGACCAGAACAACGCCATCGTGAATGGCACGGCTGATTGCTGCAACCATCTTGTCAGATCGGACAGGCGACACATCGTGAACTGTTTCGGAGTGCATGACGTGCAGCATTCCGTACAATGCAGATATATCCAGAGGTGTCGCCACTCTGATCATCATTAGCCCATGCCGCCCAGTGCGCCCATTTGCCCCTCAGAAGCCATCTGACGGGGCATAGGGGCCTGTCCACCGCCTGCACCACCCTCTATGGCCGCAATAAGCTCTGCAAGCTCTGGAAGCAGCTTCATAAGCACTTGCGCCACCTCTGGGCTGATAACGCTGTCGAGCATTGCAAGTTCCTGCTCAGACATGCCACCCAGACGCGATACAAGAGCAGCCGCGATTTCTGGCGATGCTTGACCCATGTCTCTTTGTGGGCGTCTTTCTTCTCGCATATTTGCGCCACGCATATCTGGCATATCTGGCTTCATCATATCTTTATTGGGCATTACGTTTCCTTCGCTTTATATAGCACAGACCAGTCAGTTTTTTGGCAGAAGAAGCCAACCGACCAGCAGATTGGTTCCAGAATTTTTCGATAAATCTTGCCCAGATAGTCGGGCTTGTCGCGCTTACCGTAGATATAGGCGATTTCGTTGGCTCTGTGTTGGGCTAGGTGACGCCAGAGTTTAACGCCTCTGCCTTTACGCATTTGCTTTACAACGTGTACGGCCCATACATGATATCCATTGACGTGTTGTGGCGTCAGGTAATCTCTGGTGAAGCGATAGTCCAACAGTACGTTCTGCCTGCTCATTACACCCTGCCGCTGTAGTTCGTTGCAGATCACACGGCCACCAATAGCGCCACCAATAAACCCACCAACACCGGGCAAAATCATGTTGCCAATTGCAGCACCAACGCCAGCCTTTACGCCGCCCTTTGCCGCATCGCCCACGCTTTCCCCCGCCAAAAGACCACCAATGGCCCGACCAGCGCCATAGCCATAGCCAACTTGTGGCCCCTCAAATACAGGAGCTTTTACTTTGCCGCCAAACGATGCTCTTGTTCCTGCTGTTAATGCTTTACCAAAATTCATTGGGTCTCTGGCAGCGATTTCTGCGGCGTTACCAGTTGCGGCAACTAATGGGCTTCCCAACATAAAGCGCCCAATATTACCGCCAACCATACTGCCCAATTCGCCAACCGCTGCTTGTTGCATTCTTCTGGCAGCTTCTTTCTGGCTTGACGTATTAAAATCAGTGTTTCCTGCGGTTCCAAAGGGAGCCTCTTCACCTTCAAATGTCACGCCACCAAAGTCTGGCACAGTGGAGAACGTGCGTGTGCCTGTCTTGACGGGCTTTACAAACTCATACATTGGCATGGCGGCAGTGCCGTAAACGTCTTGCAGGCGCAAGCCTTCAGCAAGTTCTGGTGCGACTTGAGACTGCATTTGGTAGACATCGACTGTCTCCATGCCGTCTTCTGCTGGTGGCAAAACACCTAGATTGCCATAGGGGTCTGGGAGAGCAATTCCGCGCTCATCTGTGAGAGCAATGCCATTTGCGTCATACTGAACTGCCATCAAGTTATCTCCAATAGTGAAGCCACAACGTGCAGCCTGTTGGCCGTTGCTGCCGTGACCTTAATGATTTCGTCCTCTTGAACGGTGAGAGGCTGGGTCAAAAGCTCTACCGTTGTATTAGCACCGATTGCCTTAACTTTAAACAAAGAAAATACAGCGGCTGATGCGTCTGTAATTGTGACCGTAATTGTATCCGCATTCCCACTGTCTTCGGACACTAGGATTGACTTAATCAAAGTAGTAGTTGCGCTGGGCGCGGTGTACAGCGTTGTGGCATTTGTCGTTGTTAAATCGACCTTGGCATTTTTGTAATTATTAGCCATTAGCCCATGAACCACGCTGTAGCTTCGGCCTGATCAACGGCTGTCTGCAACCCCTGCGATGCTGCAAAATATGTCGCCTGCTTTTCAAGCTCAAGAGTGTTTACCAATCTTCCCATATACCCCTGCTGATATTGCTGGGGAGGTGAAGGCAATCGCAAGACTGCAAGGGGTGCTGCACTGGTCATCGTAATCCATCTATCTTTGTGTCGATCCGAAGGTCACCAAGCCGCCATTCGTCTTGCGTACCTGTGCTTTCAAACTTCAAAGCAATTTGCCGACCTTTAACGCGAGTGCTGATTTTCTCTGTTGTAGACGTAATATTAAACGGCCCCTTTATGGTCTCGCTGGCGTTGGGATACTTGCGCGTATTCATGTATAGCGAGACGGTGCTATTGGCCCCCATCGTTGCGTCAGGAACAATTCGATCTACCATGTAAAGGTTTTCGCCCTCTGCTGTAATTTCACGGGGCGCTGCCTCAATAAATGCAGTCATCGCTGCACCATCGTTGCTTGTTCCTGTCTCATGGTTGTACAAAAAGCCTTGAGGGCTAAATGCAAATGGTTTCTCGCGGGAACCGAATGCATCGTTCCAAGCCGTTCTGTCCATTGATCCAATCGACCATACTTTTTCGTTGTAATTATAGGTCACATAACTGTCTGGCTCTGGATTAGTTGTCCCTGCTGTATTTTGGTCAGAGACATAGAACCACGTTACTTCGTTAAATTCGACATTATGACCAGCCACAGTTTTATCAAAAAATGATGTCTGCAATCTATCAAAGACAAAATGTTTTAATGGACATGGTATTTCGTTAATTACACCATCGTATATATAGAACGATCTATTGCCCATCCAGTATGTATTGCCGTCGATTGCAATCATAGAGTTTAAGCCAATTGCGCTAGTGCCAGTACCAAGTAATCTGAACGAAAATATAAATGGTTCACCAACGAATGTCATACCATACACAGCCTCGTCAGTCGATATAATTGTTTCTTCTCTAGTATTAACCAAGGCAACAATTTTGGTTCCAACCTCAAGTCTTTGATCGCCAGCAGTATTGAGTGCTGTTGGAGCAAATTTTGTAAAATCCTCTTGCGTAGACCAACGCACTAACATTGGGTCTAGTGTTCCAGAACTTCCATCAACGGCAACATATACACTGGCCCCAGCAGCAATAAAATGTCTGTCGGGAAAGCTGACAACAGTTGCCCGAACTTCAACAGGCACAGACGCTGCCCCTGCCAGACTGGACACAAGAACGGCCCTTGCTGTTGTTGATCCAGATGTATCCCAGTAATATATCTGTCTGCCTCTGACATTGGCAATTAAATCTTCGCCCCAAATATTTAAACTCCATGAAGAGTTTTCAAGATTTACTTGAGATAAAGATAAAGACCTTGGCGTGTTCCACGTTGATTCACCCCATCCACCAACGCCCCAGCCAAGCGCGGGAGCAGCACTTTGTGTGCCTAATCCTTCGGCAGAACCAATAAGATATTTTATGTCTATTGTTGTACCGCCGCCTGTGGCACCACTTGTTGCTGCATCGGGCGATTGTATTGAATAAGAATTAGCATCAATATAAGTTATTTGATACCCTGCCATTCTGTTAATTGTTTCGGCAGATATGCCGCCAGTAGCAGTGGCAGAATTTATTACAACCCAATCACCGTCTGAAGCACCATGCGAACTATCGGTTACAGTAATGGTTGTGCTGCCATTTGTTACGACCAAAGGATTAGAGAGATTACTTGTGGTTTTTCGCAGTGGCGTAATGTCATAAATCGCGTTATTTTGAATTATGTAAAGATGATTGTGTGTCCCAACAGCTATTCTGTCAACACCATCAGACGCCCTCCAAAAAACCATTTTTCGGCCAATGCCAGTTAGAGTGGCTTCAGTAGATGTTGTTTGCCCAGACGAATCTAATGCGTAAAATACATCTTTTTCCCAGCCACCAATTTTTTCTGGGTAACCATTAACAAAGCGAACAAGATCACTATCAACATAAAATGGGCCGTTCTTGCCAGCAGAATATTCTGTGGTGTCCTTTACGATGCCAGCGTTGTATTTCAGCAATTGCAGTGACATCAGAACATGGTCTCAAAATGTGGAGCATCGATAAAGGGCCTACGTCCCTGTGATCTGCGAATGTCTATATAGCTGTTCATAGCGTCCTCTGCGCTACCCTCCCAAGCACCTAGATCATTAACAGTCCACGCAGCGCCCCAGCGTAGCTTTACGCCCACAGCCTCTGCGCCTTCCTTCATAGCGTCTGCAATTTCATCATAGAGGTTCAATTCCCATCTGCCGCCATCGCAGTAAGCCATCAAATCAACGGCGTTACCGTCAATGTGTTTTGACTTCATGGTTTGCGAAGCCCCTTTTGCAACCAAAGCACGTTGCTCGTCTATTGTTCGCAGTCCGCAAATTACCGAAAAGTCTTGTTTCGTAACACCTATGGCGTACTTAACAACAGCCACCATTTTTTCGTCTACACCTTCTAGCCTTGACAGGCTTCGTTTGCTTAACTTGTAGCCCATAATTATTTCCCTGCATATTTACTGATTGCCCGATTTCCGAACCAGAATGCTAAAACTGCGCTCATAAGCCCGGCTGTTTCTGGGTCCCACATAAGTTCAACAGCTTCCGTCCAATCGCCGCCCGACTGCCCGACCTTAACCATGATGACCACTTTGGTGGCTACGAACAATCCGAAAAAGGCATAAGTAATAACAGGACGAACACTACCCCTGAGAGCGTTGATAAAGCCTCCAGCGTCAATAGATCGGTCATGTGCGTACAGCCCCTTCGTTTCTTCGATGTCTGCCTTTTTGTCTAGCTCTACCAGCTTCATCTCAGAACGCTTTTGGGCAAGCTCTGTCTCGATTTGCATCATTTCAATGCGGTGCTTCTGCTGCTGATTGGCCTTGAAGTAATCAAGAACTGACGGCAGAAACGATGATCCGAAGCCCAGTAGGCTTCCCAGAAGAGCCATCATGTCTTTTCACCATTTATGAATATGCCAAAACAGCCAGTGAGTGCGCCCATACAGACGCTAACCAAACCTGCTTGGGCATTTGTTACTTGATCTGGGGGGATAGACATAAACCAGTGAACACTTTGATACGTCAATACCGTAACTGCCAACATCATTATTCGCGGCAAAACTTTGAATTTATCAAACGTCTCTGGTGTCATAATTTTACCCCATTTTTGTTAATACGGTTATAAGCATCAAGATAATCGCCGCACTGGCACCAATCATAATCGCCTCTAAACGCTTTACTCTCGTAAACAACTCTTTGTGTTGTATGGTCACCTCTGTGCGAAGGGATGCAAAGGTGATATTTAAATCATCAATTCTGCTATGTGCAGAGGCCACTGTGCGCTTATCCATACATTTATTACTCCAACTGTAGCTTTGTTAACAGCATTAGCTAGGCTCACTGGGCCAAGTTATATTTGTGGGGAACCCCGATTGCGCTGGCACATCACGCAAAAGTTGCCTGTAAGTGCGCCAAGCGTCAGGCACATGGTCGGGCCAGACCTTATCATCACACCGCGAGAGCAGTTCATTACGATACCGCCTTGCTGCTTCAGCGGTCTTTCCGTCGAAGGGCAGATCAGTCATCATTTCATTCATCATAACATTTATCCTACAGTGAAACGGCGCGGAGGTATATTTGAGTTGAACTAATAGCTATGCCAATTGGGCTAGTGTCCGTTGCAACTAACGAGGCAGAAGTTGCTGGTATGCCATACTGTGTTCCAGCCGACAAACTGCTCTGGTTGGCATTAACTCCCCCAATAATTGTAACTTTACCCGTCGCGCCATTGGAAATGCTTTCAGCAGCTAAGCCGACATATGCTGGCCTAGTACTCGCTTTAACAACTTGAGCTTCATCAATTGTAGACACAATAGTGGCATCTGCGTCAGGGTCATATATTATGCCACCTTGCTTTTTAGTATTACTAACAAGAATTTCTCCACTAAGCGTCATATTAGAACCACTAAATTTAGCTGGTGTAATTCTTGTTTCTGCAACTCCCGTACAATAACACATCACAATTCCAGCGGTATCTGGGTCTACACAGGAACTAAAAAAAGATTCTGCGATGCCAGTTACAGGAGTGGTGGCTAAAGGAATAGCAGTTGTTGTGCCTTGAGTAAGGTCAGTTCCGCTTATTGTTAGTAGTCTAAATTTAGGCCCGTTTTCAGAAAATAAAGCGACTCCTTTGTTTATGGATGGATCAAATACAATATTAGGTGCGACATTGTAATCCCCAGATGATGCTAAAGTAACTTCTGTTCCTGCGGACACGCTTGTGCCGCTAATTGATATAGTACGCGCCTTGTATGGACGCGCAGCACTACTTGTACCATACACAAATATAAATTTGTTTACGTTAGTATCAAATGCCACAGAACCCGGCTGTGGATACATTGCAGAGCCGCCAAAATCGGCTTCTGTACCAAGCGAAATGTTAGTTCCGCTTATTGTACCAACCCGCCCCCTAATAGAGTCTTGATTTCCTGCGTTTAAAAACAAAAATTTATTTGCATTTGAGTCATAACCCAATTCGGTGTGGTATGAAGTTCCGTTGTAGAGAAGAACTTCCGTTCCAAAGCTGGGAGTAGTGCCACTAATTGTTATAGTAGCAGCGTACGCTTTGCCATCGGATTTGCAGTATGATACTACAAATTTGCCAGCATTATCATCATATAATAGATGAAGTTCTCCACGGGTTCTCGCATAAGCATTTAAAGTTGTTCCTGAGTCAACTGCCGTACCAAAGCTAATGCTAAAGCCGCTTACTGTACCAACGCGCGCAAATAGGTTGTCATTTGTGCCAGAAAAAACATGTAAATATTTATCAGCAGCAGTATCGTAAGCCATAGGCTGACGGCCTCCACCCGTACTAGACGCGCCACTACCAAGTGCGGCAGCACTCCCAGACATTTGTGGCATAGCAGAAATGGTGCCGTTTGCATTAAACCCAACAGGGTTTCCCGCTGAAATGGCTCCTGTCGCTGTAAATGTCGCCTCGCCGCCGCCGCTTGCCGCAACCCAACTAATATCTGTACCATCCGAAGTCAGAACTGTATTCGCGCCGCCTTTGGCTAATCTAGCCGTTGCTCCAGAAGCATTGCCGTACAAAATGCTGCCGCGAGTAATGGCATCCAGTTGGTTTAGTTCTGCGCCCGTGCTGGTGACCGCTGTTGACGCGATAGTTAATTTATCTTGAGGCACCACCAATCCAGCCGCGCCACCAAGAATTAAATCATCGGCACTTGCATCCCACTGCATGTATGCACTGGCAGTATCTCCAAAGAACTTAACGTCATAACCAGTGTCATCAACTCCAACATTTACTGTTGCATCAATTTGAACAGCGCCATCAATATCTACAGCATCAAGGTTTGTTGTGCCATTAACGTCTATATTTCCTTCCAGATCAATGTTTCCACCAACCGTGAGGTTATCAGTCACCGTTGTTCCAGCCAGATTTACGTCTGTTAAGAGATCGTAGACAACGCCGTTTGTGCTGCCCCCACCGTCTGTGGCGATCATTTTAACCTGACCAGCAAGCACTGCAACATTTGCACCATTTGATCCTTGGGTGAATGTCAGAGTGTAGCTTGTAGCATTCTCAATCAGCCAGACCTTTGAGATGGTTGCTGGTAAAAATGTTACTGTGCAAGCCTGACCACCACCAGTCAGCTTTAGATACATGCTACGGTCAGCGTCTGATGCGCCATCCGCGAGTGTTATGTTGTCTGTGGATGCGTTAGCAATTGCGCGTGTGCCGTAGCTGAACGCCTCCGCAATCATTTCTAAGTTTAGGTTCGTAACCGTACCCCATGCCCCGGACTGATCGCCAGTCGCCATTTCATTGAGGCGTAAGTCATTGTCATAGGTTGAAGCCATATCAATCGATCCTTACAATTGCAGTGTCTTTGGTTGCAGCGGGGAATACAATTTTAAAAGTACCTCCAGAAACAGAAAAGTCACCGCCAAAATCAAGAATTGCTATCGCTCCTCTTGCGTTTGAAGATGCATCGCCCAGCGTTTTGTTGTAAATCAAAGCACCACGGGCTGTGAATGTTGCGCTTGTCCATTCTGGATCAGCCGCATCAAAAACACCACTTGTGCTGTTTTCGGTCACCGCCTTACTCGCCAACGCATTGCCGCCTGTCGTGTACCCATTGCCGTTGGCAACTTCATTGCTGGTTATGTAACCATCCGTTGCCGCGCTCAGTGTCGCGCTGCTGGTGTATAGCGCAATGTAAATATTGTCACTGTCTAGGTGATGATCACCCAACAGAACATCTTTTTTAAAAAGTGTGGACATCGCTTGTGTGATAGCCATTATATGCCTCCGTTGTATTCTGCTGCGTAATCGCGTTGCATCTCTTGTACCTGAGATTGCACCGCCTCGTCAAATTGCGTTTTGTATAGTGACAGCGTCTCTGGCGCTTTTAAAAACGCAGAAGCCTCGTACAGAGCCGCAGCAAGCATAACCGCAGGCGCGTTAGTGTCTATCCATGTATTAGCATTAGATGAACTGAGTCCCGTCTCAGGCGCAATAAAATCCACGCTATAGGCCAACGCTGCTGACGGCGTAGGTGCTAATGTAATAACTGTCCCAGCCGTTCCTGCGCTATCTGTGCTGTACATGCGTGGGGTGCCTTGAGTTGTCGCATTCGGCCAATAATCTCTGACGTAAGAATCAATTCTATGGTCAAGATACGTCACAACATTTGTGTCGGTAATTGATACTTGTCGGATCATCCGCGCTGTGGGTATTGTGTATGACGCTGTGCCTGCCACAAGATTTGCCGCGCTAGATGTAGCGCGGAAGCATGGCAAATTTGGCAGTCGCTGAAAGATCATTTCTTCGGCCTGCGCTATGATTGTGTCAATTGATGCAACGAACTCTGTCGAGTCATCTTCCAAAAATGCTTGGATGTTGGCCTTTAGTGTTGTGTAGCTCATTTTATGTTCCCCATCCGCTTCGGCCCCAAGCATCTTGACCCCAACCTAAAGCATCTGCTGTTGCTGTGCCAACGCCACCTGTTCCAGCCGCACCTGTAGCAAGAGGTGAACCCAGAATTGTCTCAGTTCCAACAGCACCTGTTCCACTTGCGCCAGTCACACTATCACTTAGTTCAACTACAACTGATGCAAAGACAGGTGTATTTGCCTGACCTCCCATAGCAGAGTGTTGGGTACAGTAGTAATAAAGTGTTGGTGCAGAATTTGCGACAACTATCTGGGTGTAAGCCCCAGCATTCCCCGGTGTCCCTGACGTTGTCACTCCTGTGGTGTATTCACTTCCCCCAGCATGCGTTCCGTTTGGAGTGGATGAGAACCTGAGTGGATGCCCAGAATTGCTGCTGGCTGATTGATCAAAATAATACGTCCTGCTTTCCATTAATTCCAGCGTGTCTTGCTGAACGCCAGCGATAAAGTATTTGTTTGCCCCACCAACATTTTGCACTGTCACTGCCAAAGTTTGCACCGCCGCTACATCTATTGCAACTTCGCCAGACCCACCCACGCCTGTCGCGCTAAAGTCTGTTGTGATAAGCAGTGACGTGCTGCCAACCGCTGCTGTGCCACCAACGCCAGTCTGGGCTGTGTTGATCACTTCAAAGCTGGATGTTTGCCCCGTAAACGCTGTTCCAGCAATCCCAACATTAGTTGTTAATCTGCGATCAGCAAATATATCGTAATTATAACCTATGAATACTTCGACATTTTCGGGGTCATTGTCTGGCCGTGGATTAAACAGGGCCGTGGCATCAACAACATTTTTTGCAGGCGTTAATTGTGGGTTTTTTGGCTCCCAATCTTCTGGCGCTACGCGCAGGCCGTCCCAAGTCGTTTTTAATTGCGTATAGGGAATTCGAAGGCCACTTCTATCGCTTATTGCTTGAGATTTTTTGCCCCGTGCGTATTTTGCCATTAATATAAATTCAGCGCAGTTGGCTGAACCCTCAAACTTACGCCGTCATTGTCGGACGCTGCCGCAAACGTGAATGCCCTTTCGTAGATTTCGTTCAACACTTGAAACCTGTCTGGAGCATTTTTCAGCGCCAGCTTGCTTGCCAGCCCCGCGCAAATGCAATCGCTCCATCGATATGGCACGTCAGCGTCTTGATTGCTGGCCGTGATGTCATCTAGCTGGTTTACTGACCAATAATTTAAACTGTATGTGGTCACGTCTGGTATTTGCCAGATGTAAATCAGCGGCGTATATTGCTTGTCTAGCATATACTGTGATGGTTTTCCCGAAGATGTTTTGTTTGGCAGTTGGTTATAATCCGCAATAGACACACGATTGATGATTTGGTCAGACGTGTCCGTGCCTGCGCTATCTCTAATGACGGCGTCCATAATGTCGATAGTGCCAGCAGGAAGCGTGTACGGCGTTGTCTGGTCTTTTACCAGCGTCAGGGTTCTTTGCTCAACTGCCCAGTAATTGATGCCTCTGTTGGCCCACTCACTAAACAACAGATTTAGGCTGCGCCGTGCAGACACAGCCTTATAACCTGTTTGGGTTTGCGGATCGATCCCACATCGCTCAAATGCCTCTGCGATGATTTCTTCAACATCTGGGCGAAACGCTACTGTGCCTGATAGTGCCATGAAGCAATCCTATGCGTAATGTTTTTTCATCCGCATGACGATATTATATGTATCGCCAGCGGCCCCAAGGCCAGTTGTTGTGAATAGGACATCACCAGTTGTGCTTCCATATTCTACCGTCGATGGCAATCCACCAAATTTGCTGAAGTCTTGGTATCCAATGTCATCAGCAGCCATGTGCATCATAATGACATCTGTGCCTGCGTCTGCCTCCACCATGACTGTCATGCCTTGGATTATCCACCAGCATTCCAGAAGACTTACCGAATTGCAGGACGCACCGTTTGCGCTTTTTGCCAAAGTTGAGACATCAACTTTTTTCACGGCATCCTCATCGCCAGTATCAACATATTGCAATTGGAATGCCATGACTACTTCACTGGTGTTTTCAGTAATCGTTTTCACACTTGTAATGTTAGCCATCTATGACCCTCCTATAAATTGTTGATGGGGCCGAAGCCCCACCAATTAAGATGCATCCGAAGAGCTAGATATTCCAAAGAATTTTAGAACAATTACTGTATCACCACCGGGATCACCTGACACAACAAGTTCAACTTCATCACCTACAAGGCCACTTGCGCCTGTCGTAAAGCCTGACATGCCCAACACACCGTTGCATCCAAAGAAGCCTTTAAATCCTACGCTGTTAACTGCAACACTAATGCCGTCTACATAACCATCTGTATCAGTGTCAGTACCAATGTCTTGAAGATTAACTGCATTTGCAGCCGCAGTGGTTACTGCAATGGTTACGCCCATAGGAATAAAGTTCACTGGGATACCAATGGCCGCTTCTTTGCCTGTGGTTGCGCCATTTGCAACAGTTATGGTTGCTTCATATGTTTGAAGCGTCATTGTGCTTGTGACAGCGCCTGTTGTTGTATTTTTCGTAATGTCTTGAAAGCCATTTTCAGACCGTACTGGGCCTGTGAATGTTGTATTAGCCATGATGATCTCCTGTCGTGGCAAGTGTCAGCCACATTGTGCGGCTGTCAGGGATGTCGGCACAATACAACAGGTCTGAACAAAAAGAAAGAGCGATCCGAAGACCGCCCTTTTTTGTAACGCTAACGGCGTTAGTGTTATGTTTCGCTTTCTGCGGTGCCGAACTCCCAATCTCCATCGGTGACATCTTCAATGTCTCCATCAAGATCATCAAATGCTGTTGGCTCGACCTCTTCCAGATATTCCTGCAAGATATGATCTTCGTTCCATTCATACCCATGCTCTGAGGGAGTGCCGTAATTTTCTCGCAGCCAATCCTTTACGTCCTTAACCCGCACCTTGATCTTAATTGTTTTTGTGCGTTGCACATTGACCGTTGCAGTTACATTGATTATTGCCATTTTTTTCTCCTTTGGATTTTTGGATGGGGGCGCGTGGCCCCCGTTGCAGTTTAAAATTTTACACAACCTCCAGCTTTGATTTTGTTTTCGTTTTCGTAGATTAGGTTCAGCATATCTTTTTCCAAGCGAGATTTGCGCGGGACAAGATACCATTTTTTAAAACCGTTTATGACCACTTCACGAGTGAACCTGTGCAAGCCTTGGTTTTCCCATCCGATATATTTCTGACCATTTTCAGAAAACTCTGCCCGAATAAAAAACTTACGGCCTTCGTCCATTTCGCCCACTGTCCGACCATCATATATTTTTGTAATTTTCATTTTTTCCTCCTAGTTGAATGGGGGCGCGTGGCCCCCGCTTTGATTAACGACCGAATGGAGAACGACCCATATCTTCTTCGATGAACTTATCTTCCCAGCCGCGATCTTCCCAATAACGATTAGCAGCCGCTTCATTTGCGCGATCAGCAGCCATATCTGCTTCGGTTTCTGCTTCTATTTCTTCATACGCTGAACGAAAAACCCGAAGCTGCGATGTCAAATCGTAAATGCTAACTTCGTCAGCAGCTTCAAAATGACAATTATAATAATTGTTCAACTCTGGATCATCTGTTTCAAAAACATAACGACCAAACTCACAATCAGCAAATTTTCCTACCAAAAACCATGTGTCCCCGTGAAGGGCGCTGATCTCATAATCTGCGCCGTTTTTTACTGCTTTAAGTTCCATTTTTGTCTCTCCTCTGTTTCGCTTATGATTGATATAAGGGATACAGTCAAGAATACAATAGGCAGATACAAATAAAATGCATTTTTATTTAAAATAAAAAAAGGGCGATCCGAAGACCGCCCCAGTTTGACCCAACAAGGAAGAGGAGAGTGGGTTGTTTATGCTGCGCCTTCGGTTCCGAAGATGCCGCGCCAGTCGGTAAAACCGAAGCTGTAACGCTCACGAACTTTATACCGCACGTTGCCAGTCTCAAAGTCGCCTTCCATACCCTTTTTCATTGCTGAACGGGTGAAGTGCTTCAGACCATCTGGAACGTCAGTGGTAATAAAGAACGCATCTGGATCGGTCAGACGGCGCATGATGTGATAGCCCCGTGGCAGATAACCACCAGCCTTAATCGCGTTGATGTCGTTATCGGCAGTGCTTGGCCGCAATGCTGATTCCAGCAGACGCTCTGCGGTGAACTGATAAGCAGTTGGAATAACCAATTGCATACCTTGTGCCGCAATGCGAAGGCCACGATCATCTTTCATGTCGCTGATGTTAATCAGGATCGACTCAAGAGATGTTTCGGACAGATCAGCCGCCGTGGCAAGCACGTTGGACTGGTTGCCGTTCTGTGTTGGGTGCGATGCACTCAACATGGTTTGACCGTCACCACCAGTAAATCCAGCGGCTTGAGCGTTATTCAAGACGTTAGCGGCCTTGATCTCTTTGGTCGATGCCATTGAACGTGCCAGCGCCTTTGTGTAGCGCGAAGCCAGCGAACCATACTGACCATCTTCTTCAGCTTCCTCAGTGATTGAGAACGCCAAGGCGATGGTTTCGTGCTGGTAACGCGCAGTCCACTGTTGGCTTGCACTGTCATAAGAGACGGCTCCACCTTCAGTTTTTGTTGGCGCTTGTCCAAATCCACTCAAAAGTACGTCTTCCTCGTAAGCCTTTTGAGAGCTATTCGATTCAAAGACGGCCTCGTATTCAGCGGGATAGCTGTCGTACTCAAGTCCAAAGAGAGTGTTCAGACCCGGCTCTAGAGTTTTTGCAAAACTCGCTCTATTCATTGCCATTGTTCATGCCCTCCTTATATACCAGCGGTGGCTTTGAGAATATGCTCGTTTACAAGCACCTCAACCACTGCGTTTGCGCCGAAAGCATTATCTGGTGAATCATACAATGCGATGATTTTGGCACTTGCTGTGCCAGTACCCATTGTTGAGTTCAACTCAAACGCTGACCTTCCAGTTATTGTGGAACCTGTTCCAGCAACAACATCGGCGCAGTTGCCGATATTTGTCTGTGCAGGCGATCCATCAGACTGGACTTTATACACGATATATGGATCGTCATAAACATATGCACATATATCTGTAGCTGTTGTTCCTGACGGCCAATACTCACTGTATACATATGAACCATCAGAGGCAGTGTACGACACACCGTCAAACACACCGATATTGTTGGTTTCTGTCGCAGTGTGAGGTGTGATAACCCCATCTGCTGTCAGAATGCAAAGATCACCCGAAAAGATGTTCTCAGCCAAACCAGACGTAATGGTATATTTATTGGTGCGAGGTGCATTACCGCTCATGTGACGGACGGGTACAAACCCGAATGCGGCGTCTACATTTGCCATTTTTCGCTCCTATAGCGTTAAGGTTAATCGCTCATGGCAGAAAGTGTTCTGCCGCGACTTACTTCGGACTTACGCTCTTGATAGAACGTCTGCCCACTACGCCGTCCAAACGCATCAAGCTCTCCTGAGACTGCTTCATTTTGCTCTTCGTTTTTGCCTTCGTAATACCGTTTTTGCGCGGCATGACGTTCCTTTGGCATTTCGCAAAGCAACATTCCTTCAATCCCAATTGATCCTGTCCACTGCCCATGATTGATAGTCGGAAACAACTTTTCTTTCACAGTGTCAGCAGAGCGTGGCTCCCAACCTTCGCGCATTCTTTTATACACGTTGTCGGGGGTGTCTTTCCCTTGAATCGAGGTTGCGACCCAGCGTTGGACATAGCCGGGACGGGCTTCTGGTGCGTCCAACAGTGCTGGTGGTTTCCACGCCGCTTCTGTGCGAGATTGCTCGTCGCGGGTGGAAGATCGTGATTGTTCTGCACGAACATTTCTTTTCTCAGGCATGACTATTGTTCCCTCTGTTGACGGCGAATTTCGGCTTCATATTTCTTGAGACCACGTTCATCGTTTATACCAAGTTCCCTAGCCATTCTAAGCTGCTCTTGCGTCATACGCACACGATTGCCCTTATAAGCTGAAGACCCGCCCGTAGTGGGGGCGACTGGAGACCTACCTTTTGGTCTTTGCTTCGGACTTGGCCCTGACTTTAACTCAGGAAATACTTTTTGTAAACGTCCGTTAAGTTGCGCGTAATATTCGTCGCTATTCTTGTCGAACCCTTCCAAATCTAATTGCACATCTATGGCCCGTGCAGCGGCTGTTTCTCGTTCAAAACCTGTGGCATTAAACCAGTTATTTTGCTGCCACCATGACATTGCTTTCTCAGGTGGCTGATTGCCTTGCGCCTGTTGCTGACGCTGTGGCTGCTGTTGTTGGCGTTGCTGCTGACGCTGCATATCCTGCCGCCGATACTGATCGGTGGCCTGTGCCACGCGCATGGCCGCTCTCATGTCAGCCATTTGCTCTTGAAAGTTGACTTGGGCATCTGTGTCGCCCTCTTCAACCGCCTTGTGCAGCGCCTGCTTTGTTTGCTGGTATCGCGTGTTGAACTCCTGTTCAGCGTTTTGCTGCGATCCCTGCTCCAGACGCTCTAGCCGCTTTTGCAGTTGCGCGTTATGCTCTTGTATTTGCCGCGCTTGTATTTCAGCCTCTCTGCGCTGCGCTACGAGCTTGCTAATGCGCTTCTGCACCTTTGGCCCATAGTCTGGCTCCTGATCATCAGCGGCCTCCACAGAGGCTTCCTGTGGCTTCTCAGGCTTTGGCTTTGGCTCGTCGGTGATTTCTATTTCAAAATCATCCTCCTTGCCTTCCTTGGCCGCTTGGATTTCGGCCTCGATTTCTTCAAGAATTTTTTCTTGTTCTGACATGGCTCTACCCCAAATATGCGGCGACTTCGACGCCGTCTGGTAAAATGGACGTTAGCTCATCGTCATTGAGCAATAGAAACTTTACGCCCTTCACAACGATTTTCTGACCAGCGTATTTGCCGTAGGTCACGCGATCACCGATTTTTGGCAATACGCCAGACTTCCAGCGTTCTCCTGTGTCGCGGTCACGATACGCTAAGTCACCCATCTTACAGACGGTGCCATGCGCGGTTAGGTATTCCTCGTTGTCTTTTGAGGTATCTGGCAGCAAAATGCCGCCTGCGGTCTTCATTTTTACCTGATTTGGCTGAACCAAGACCTTCCAATTCATGGGAATTGGGACTTGATGGGAACCAATGGTCGCACCAGTTTCTTCATCTTCGTATCTGCGTTCATGTTGATGAGACATGTTATTCATCCTCTTCGTTTAAATTTTTGATCGTGTCATGTATTACGTCAGATGCTTGTTCTAGCCCCTCTGCAATACCCACGTTTTTGTGATATGTTTCAAAGTCAGACATTCGACCCCGAAGCATACCGTCAGCTATTTCAAGCCGTCTCTTTTCCAGATTGGTTCTGATCTGCTGGAGCAGATCGCTTATTGTCATTCTTAACGCCTCCCGACATGGAGACGCCTGTGACGTGTACCGTTACGTCTTTATTGTCTGTCATCAGTATCCCCTCTTCATTGATTTCTTTTTAGCCTTCTTTACCATTTTCTTTTTCTTTGCAACCTTTGCAGATTTTTTTTTACCATATTTCATTTTATTTCCTTTCATCAGGGAGGGGAAGCTGGCTCTACTGAGTGACATCGTAAGGACCAGCGGGTTTTTGCATTTCCATCATTCTTGCGTTTTCTGCGGCTGTCATGCGATCAAATTCGCCATAAATTAATTCTCTTGTGCGCTGCGCGTCTGGTGTCATAACTTGTGGTGGCCGTGGTGTTTTGGTTAGACTTGCTAGTGCGCCAGCCGTATTAACATTTGGTGGACTGAGAACGTCATACGGATTGCCGTCCGTTCTTCTTAGCCCACTAATAGCGTCAGCCTGCGCTATTGACGCAAAGTCATTTGGCATTTTTGGCATTGCAGACTTAATCATACTTTCAAAGCTGGCGGGTAGCGCATCTTCTGCCTTTCGGGCAAACTTTGAAAGAAAATCCATAGCCCCCGCAGGGATCGATTTGACAGTGTATTTTAAAGATTTTGCAACAATCGCTGTCTCTCCGAAGCCTAATAACATATCAGCCAAGTCTTCTTTCTTGCCGTCATAATATTGCTTTATGACATTATCTTGGGGGGTCAACAGTGCGGCCAATCTTACAGTAAATGGTAACTGCTCCATTGCCCTGTCATTTGCGATGGAAAAATCATCTGTTTCTTTTGTTTCTTGAAGCCTCACAGACGCATCTTTTGCATCAAAAAGGCCACCAACAAAGGGTATGTCAACGTATCCCATACCGTAAAACCCACGGCCCTCTCCACCGAACATATTGCCTGCTTTTCTGTAGTCTTCTGCGCTGTAGTTTTCGCCCCCAATCTGCCTTGCGTATTTATCTGCAGCCATGTCTCTTGTCGGCGTTCTGCTGAAAGGGACATCAATTCCCTCTGCACTGCCAAGGGTTATGGGGCCGTCAGGCAATTTTTCTCCAGTTTTAGCTTCAATGTAGGGGCCAAATTTATTTTTAAATAGCTCCTGACGCCCTGCGGTCATTGTTGCATCGTATGCAGGCCGTCCCAGACGCCCATATGTCATTTCGTCAGCCGCAGCTTGCGTTGGGATATTTAACATACCGTCTCTTCTATATGCTTCAGCCATTATA